TCCACTTACCTTTATTAGGTCCTGATGTGGCTAAACCTGCTTCATAAAAACCTTCTCGCTGCACGATGCCACCTGCTTGCATCTCGACGCTCGCTTCTACTCCCTCGGGTGGAGTGTCGAGCGACTCGCCATAACCTTGAATGATAGACGTGTAGCTAGGGTCTTGGTAAACTAAAAAATCATGCGTGAGATATTTTTTTGGACGCATGGCAAGTTGAAATTTTTTTACGTCCATATTAGAATCCTAATAAATAGTTTAGGCCCCCTTCAGCGTTGAGTCTTCTTTTCTTTTTAGAAGTTGGAGTTAAAGGCTCTTCGCCTGGAATGTAGGGAGGAATATTTCCTTCTTTGTAATCTTTATACATTTTATTAAATATATCATCAAACATACCCACATCATCATCATCAATTTGTTCAACAGGGATCTGTTTATTTTTTGCAAGGTCTAATAAAGCTTCTTTATCTTTTTGAACTCTTTCTCTTACTTTTTTTAAATTCGTTTTAGGTGCTTTACCTATTAATACACTAGGAAGTCCAGATTTTTCTTTTCCAACACCAGGATATTTTTTTCTAGACTCGTAAATTTTTCCTCTAGCTTTTTCTATTTGATTTTTAAAATTTTCTAAATCTTTTAATGTGTTAATTGGAATGCCTGCTTTTTTTGCTTGACTAATTAAATCAATTAATTGAGCAATTTCTTCTGCTCCCATTTTTTTACTTTTTAATAATTGATTGAATATAGTTATAATTCCACTGCCTCTTGCAAATCCAACACGTCCGCCTGTTGCATAAGTTTTATATCCTTTTTTCTGTAATGCTTCAGCTAATGCGTCCTCTGGTAATGTTCCATCTAAAACTTTAATGTAAATATCCATAAGTTCAGAATCACCTGTGCTTTCTATAAAATCTTTTGCACTCCCTAAACCTCCCTTTTCAAAACCAACTCTTCCACCTTTTGCGTAGTTGTAATCAAAATCATCAAGAGCTGTGATAATAGAATTAGGTGTTCCAAAATCTTCTCCTGGCTCGTCTAAATAATCTACATACTCAATATTTTTAAAATCACCAGACTCGTCTCTTCCAGTAAAACTAGGCCAATTGTCTTTATAAGTTTTTTGAACACCTTCTGCAATTTTTTCTCTCATTGCTTCGATGGCTTCGTCATCCGTTTCATAGCCCATATCCTTTGCCATACCTTCACCACGTCTTACAAAAATTCTAGCATCATAAGCTGCGTCTCTAACTTCTTGTGGGTATTTATAGTTGTCTTCAATCTCGTATCTTAAAATCGCTCTAGCCTCATCGTAGTTACCTGCGAACAATGCATCTTCAGCAGCTTTAAAATTTCTTGCTGCCTCATCCATAATAATAGCCATATCAGATTTATCTAAGTAAACTGTGTTACCATAGTTTTCGTCTACAACTTCAGGTCTTCCTCGCTGCGGGCCGCCTGGTGTTTCACCACCTTGTTTGGCTTGTGTTGCTTGTACGTTTTGAGCTTCTAATTTTTTCTTAACCGCGGCTTCTGCTTTCTCTCTATCTTTTAAAGGAAGCGCTTCAATTTCTGCTCTTGGTAATTTTCTTTCATCAACTTGTGTAAATGTGGGTTGAATGTTTGATGCTTTATAACTTAAATAATCATCTACAAGTTGATCTGCATTTTTATTCATTGTCTGCTCCATAACTTGAGCTTCGTCTAGATTCATACCTTTTGATGAATCTAAATTATATCGATATGCACCATCAAATATCTCTCTAGCTTCCATATCAAGCTGGTCAAAATCTACAGGAGTAGGAAATCGTTTATTATTTCTAACGAAAACTTTAATTAAATATTGTCTTATTTTTTCTAATACGTTCATCTACTATTTTACCATTTACGGTTGGTTTGATCCAAACCATATTAATAGTACGTTTTTGGTGTAGATTCAACAGTTTCTTCAACATAGTCTTCAGGGTGTGCAAGAAAACCTCCTTGTCTAAAACGCATAACAGCTTGCGTTGTGGAATCCACGAGGTCATCGTGATCTCCATACGGAAATGCTGCACATTCCTCAATTACCTCTTGAGCGAAAGCCTTTTCGGTGGGCGCCCATATGCATCCACTTTCAAACAGAGGTGCAACTGAGTTAACACGTGTATGTTTATCATTTCCTTTGCTTGGTGTAAAGTTTACAACAGGTATACCCATTTGACGTAATTCATAGGTTAAAGGTAATCCAGAAGCTTTAGATTCTATAATCACAGTATCTGGAGCCCAATAATCATATTGTTCTTTTGCTACACGTCTTAGTTCTGGAAACTCGTATCGATCTTTAATTGCATCTAATAAAATTAATTGTGGTCCATTATATCGATCATCATAAAAAACTCCCCATGTGGTAATTGCAGAATAGTCTGCAGTTTCTTTTTTCATAAACGCCGTATCGTAAGATTGTATGACATGGGTTAAATTTGGAATATTATCAGATTCCCAATTCTTCCACCATTCTCTTTTGAGTAAAGATCCTTCTTCAGAAGTTGGGTTTTGCATCCACTGTGCATTCCATTTACCAATTGATAATGATGCTTTAACTCCTAAGAGTTCATCTTTTTTCCAAAACTCTGGCCATACCGGTTCACCTGATGGCATGATAGCAGGGAACTCAATGACATCCCATTGATCTGCTTTAGGTTCTTTTTGTGCTTTTAATAATTTACTGGTTAGATCTTTTGTACTCCATCTTGTCATAACTAAAACAATTGTTCCACCAGGTTGCAAACGTTGACGTGGTCCTGATGTATACCATTCATAAGCACGTTCTAATGCATCAGCATTGAGTGCATCTTGCTCTGAGTGTGGGTCATCTATAATTAAAAGGTCAGCACCACGACCTGTAATCGCAGATCCAACACCCGCTGCGTAATACTCGCCACCTTGTTGGGTTTCCCATTTACCTGCGGCTTGAGAATCTTCTCTAAGACGAGTGTCAAATATTTGTTTATAATCTTCCGTGTCCATAAGTGTTTTTGCTTTACGACCAAATCGTACTGCAAGCTCTGTCGTGTGTGTCGATTGAATAATTTTTAATTTTGGATTTCTTCCAATCATCCATGCGGGTAACATGTATGAACTAAATTCAGACTTTGTATGTCTTGGTGGCATATTAATTATAACACGTTTGAGTTCACCTTTAGCAATTTTATTAAATTTTTCTGCAATAATTTTATGATGTTGACCTTCAATAAATTCTGGCCAAAGATGTTTTACAAAACTTAAAAAATCATTTTTAATTTTATGTTCTTTTTTCTTGTCCGCATATTTTAAAAACATACGCATAAAATCTTTTTGTACGTCAGGGGGTAATTTTTTTATCTTTTCTAAGTCAATGTTCATTTGAAAAAAATTTCTTATAATTTTTTTGCATCAATGTTTTTGATGTTGAAATGAATTTAACGTCTATTTAAGTGTAAATCAAGGCATAAAGGCACAAGTTCGGGACCCCTTTTTTTATTATCTATTTTAAGAAAGAAGCCGCATGCCAATTTTGACATGCGGCTGGTACCTCTATCAGTCTAACAGAGTCATGTAGGCAGAAGGATTGAGTTTCATAAACTTGCTCAATCCTTTACGAACAGTGTCGTAGTCTTCGTTAAGTTCAGCTGTCTTAATCTCATCATGTAGCTTAGCTTGCTCCAGGGTTAACTCAGCTGATTCACCAGAGAATGGATTAGTTCTTATTACACGCTCTTCCATAGTTCACCTCCACTTGCTTTGTTTAAACACTCCAAGTATTCTGTCTCACTCATCATGAGTTCCTCTGTACAGAATGCATGGCGTGCTTGTTGTGTAGCCATCATTCTGTTATCTTTTAGATAAGCAACAGCCTTATCTAAAATATATTGGCGCTTTGCGCCGCCTGGTTTGTACTCATCTTTTAGTTCTTTCATTTTATATCCTTTCGTTGGTTGACCCCGCTGGTCGCTACGCAACACTTACGCGGGGCTAGGGTAGTTCATTATAAAGTCATACCCAGGACTTGTAAGGGATATTATA